CCTGACGCAGTAGAGACTAGATTTGATGGTGTCGCTGATCATAACATGGGTGATTATTATACAGCAGCAGAAAAATACTACGCAGATAAGAAAGTAACTCTATGAAAAAATTCCTAACAGCATTGGTGGCCGCATCAATGCTGTTACCAACAGCAACACTAGCATCTAGTATAAGACCAGGTGCTAGGGTTACACATAAGACACTTCAAGAAGGTGCAAAGGATCCACTTTGTCTTGTTGGTCAGGAAGAAGATAAGGAATTGTGGGAAGAATGTAAGGTAACAATAGATGAGACAGGTGTAGCACATCCAATAGGTAAGGTTACTACTGTAGTTCAATGGGAGACAGAAGAGAAACCATTTAATACAGCAGGTGCTATCATAGGTGGTGCTGCTGGTGCTGGTGTAGGTTTTGCTGCTGGACTAGGTACTTGTATGTTTCTTGGCCCATTTTGTTTGATTACCGCACCAGCAGTAATGCAGAGTGGTATGATGGTAGGTGGTGCTGCTGGCGGTAAAGGTTTAGGAAGATACTTTACTGTTGTTGGTGATGATGAACAAGGTGAAAGATTGATTCAAGAGTGGTATGAGAAGTCAGGTAAAGCATCAGCTAAAGCATCCAAAGACTTACTTAAGTCAACTAAACTAGCAGAAGGAGAAATAAGATGAGTTTAATATTTGTAATGATAAAACCCTTACTGTTACTAGCAGTAAGGAAGGTGTTTAAAAAACAGATGAAGGTCTTCGCTGTTGAGATGCTTGAAAACTATGCTGCAACTACAGACAATGATGTAGATGACCAGTTAGTAGCACGTGTCAAGAAAGCTATGAGACTAGGGGCTGTATAAATAAGTTGTAGAAATGGTAAATTATTCGGAGAGTATCAATGTCTCTATACGGTAGTACCGATAGTAATGCTAACAAAACCAAAGCTGGTATTGGTGTTGCTGCGGATTCAAAAACAAAAACAATAGTCTATATTGACGAAACAGAAGCAGCACTTGCTCAGAACAAGAACCGTGGGTTAAATGCTCCTGGTTGGTGGTCGTACTTCACTTACAATGATAGTGCTGGTAACCCACGTCATAAGGCAGAGCAATTAGTAACTATTGCAGGTGGCGAAGCAAACTCTGGAGAGACACAAGCAGATGATACCCTTGCTGGTGACTTCGTTTCTACAGTTACAATTAGTGCTCAACCTGCTAACGCATCGGTTGCTGCAACTAATACACAAGCATTCGCAGTTACTGCTGTTCCAACAGGTGAAGCATCCGCAATTGATGGTGCTGCTAACGCTGGAAACACAGCAGGAAGAACTGCTGGTACATTTGTAATCACAGGTACAGGTGGTACTGGAAACAATATTACGGTATCAGTTGTAGTTGCTGCTAATGGATCTGCTACACCTACACTAGTAAATAAGGGTGGTGGATACACAGACAACGATACAATTACACTAAGTAGAACTGGTACATACGGTGGTGCTTCAGACATTACAGTTAATGTAAATGGAGTAGGTGCTACAGCAACATATCAGTGGCAGGTCAGTACAGATGGTACTAACTTCACTAATACTTCTACTGGAAGTAACTCTACTACTGCAACATATACTACAGCAGCAACAGCCGCTGGAGACAATGGCAATAAGTACAGATGTTTAGTTAGCACATCACAAGGTGCAACAACTGTAACATCTAGTGCTGCAACACTAACAGTTACATAGTAATGTAAATGAAAATTGATGAATTGACTCCAGAGAACTGGACTATCTTTGCTATTAAAAATTATAACAATCCTCAATCAGTCACATACAGTGACTTTGAGGAGGACATAAAGAAGTTCAAGTACATCAAAAGGCTCTTCCGTAGGTATGAAACTACGGGAGAGCTTAAAACACATTTGATACTTAATCATATCATCTTGTTGTATAATGTATTTGATGCTGCTGCAACTCCTCTGCTCTTCTATAAGATAGAGGATAACTATTGGCCAGTGATGAAGGCATTCTTATTATTTCTTGACAGACTTCCTCCATCACTAAATAAAGATGTAAATCAAGACTGCTTAAAGGAGTTGAATTTGATATGAATGCTGGAGACGGAAGTTCATTACAATTACCACCAGCCTTTGTGTTGATTAACCCAAGGCAGCATCGGCGTTACAAAAAAGGCAACCAAGACCAAGTTGATGGTCGTACATCGGGTGCTAAAGATTTGATGTCTCGTATATCTAAAAGGAAAATGAAGGAAACAGTAGAAGAAAAACAAATTTCTGAAGCAGCTCCCTCCTCCACTGAGAGAGCACAGAAGCAAATTGCCCAGAGCAAAAAGTTACGTGCTCAGAAGAAGCTTCATAAGAAAAAGGATGAAGCAAAAGCGTCTATGCAAGACAAGACCAAAGAGATGGATACCTTAATGAAAGCACGTCTTTCAGATTTTAAAAAGAAGGCATCATCACAGACCAAGAAACTTGGTAAACTTAATAACTCTACAGAATTTGAAGGTGAAACAATGGTTAATGAGGGACAAGATGTAGTACAGGTTGCACTTGACGTAGCAACTAGTGAACTAAATCCAAGTGGTGAGACATCATTTGCTAAGATTCAGTTTGCTGATAATTCAGTACAGAATTTAGATAATTTCTCTGCTAAGAGAATCGCTGCTACTTATGCAGGACTAGAGGATGATGAGCATAAGAAGCAGTTCCAGTTCATGCTGAACAAAGACGCTGCATCATTTCAATCTGCTCTTGACTTTGCTATCCGCAACAATAGTTAGGGAGTATCATGGGAGACGACATTAATGCCGCCATCCTGGAAAGGTTAGAAAAAGTTGTTTCAACTCTACAGGATAATTCTGTAAAGATGGGACAACTTCTTGCTGTGCATAACGAAAAACTTGACAAGCAGGATAGAATAGATGCTGTTCTGTTTGAGAAGGTGGAGTCAGTCCATCGTGAAGTCAACCGTAAGGCAGAGGAGATAAAGAAAGGTTGTGAAAGAGATATACGTAAAGTTGACGACAGACTCCGTATCATGGAGAAGAAGATGTGGACTATATTTGGTGCTCTTAGTGTTATATCTTTCATCGTTAGTCCAGTCGGACAAAGGATAATTAGACCAGTTTTTGAACCGTCACAACAAAACTTGACAAATCCTTACCCAAGACCTATAGTAGAGAGACCTCAGATTATGTGATTTGTCATACCTTGACGTAAAATATATCCAAATGGTTTCACCTCGTCTGACCCTCTTCACTAAGAAGAAGTCAGACCTTTTTAATTTTAGGTGTCCTTACTGTGGTGATTCACAGAAGAGGAAGAACAAAGCTCGTGGGTATTTGTTTAAGGTTAAGAATGATTTCATATTTAAATGCCACAATTGTGGTGTTGGAAGAACATTATCAAACTTTCTTAAAGATCAAGATTCATTTCTTCATGATCAATATGTCATGGAGAAATTTAAAGAAGGTACTAGTGGCAAGGGTACTACAACACCCACTCCAAAGTTTGATTTTAAACCTCCAAATTTTCACAAGGGGGATGTGGATTTAGAGAAAATTTCTGATCTAAATACATCACATCCAGCACGAGAATATCTTGAAAAACGAGGGATCAAAGACTTAGATTACTTCTACTATTGTCCTAAGTTTAAGGCTTGGACCAATGAGCAGAAAAAAACCTTTGATAACTGCCGACAAGATAGTCCTCGTATTATAATCCCCTTCAGGGATAAAGATGGTAAACTCTTCGGGTATCAAGGTAGATCGTTAGCCCCTACGGCAAAGATGAGATACATTACGATAATGCTTGATGAAGATAAACCCAAAATATATGGACAGGATAGAATAAATGATAAAGAACCAGTTTACATTGTTGAAGGACCGTTTGACAGTACCTTCATTAAGAATTCCGTTGCGATGGCTGGGTCTGATGTTGATCCTCGGACGTTTAACTGGAGCAATTATATTTGGATTTATGATAACGAACCACGTAACCGAGAAATCGTCAGCAGAATCTCCAGATCCGTGGACAGAGGAGATAAGGTCGTAATATGGCCAAAGAATATTCAACAGAAGGACATCAATGACATGTACCTAGCTGGACATGATGTGCAAAAGGTGGTAGAATCTAATGTATATCATAAACTAGAAGCAAACCTTAGACTAAACGATTGGAAAAAAATATGAGTAACGGAATCAAAGTTCGTAAGAGAGACGGCACTGTAGAACCTCTTAATCTAGATAAGGTTCATAAGATGGTAGAGGAGGCATGTGAGGGGTTAGGCAGTGGTGTAAGTGCCTCTCAGGTTGAAATGAATTCTGGTCTCCAATTCCATGATGGCATAGAGACTAAAGATGTTCAAGAGATCCTTATTAGATCTGCTAGTGATCTGATTGATTTAGAACATTATAACTATCAGTTTGTTGCTGCTAGATTATTATTGTATGCAGTAAGGAAAAAGGTTTTAGGTCACAATTGGTTAGAGAATGGACATCCTCACATCAGTAATCAAATAGAGAAGTGTGTCAAGAAGGGTGTCTATGATAACAGTATCATAGATAAATATTCAGCAGAAGAGTGGGACAAGATTAACTCTTGGGTTGATCATGATCGTGATTATCTCTTCACTTATGCAGGTCTTCGTCAGGTAGTTGACAAGTATCTAGTACAAGATAGAAGTTCTAGTGAAGTCTACGAGACTCCACAGTACATGTACATGATGATCGCTGCTACATTGTTTCAAGAATACAAGGAGAATAGGTTAGATTATGTCAGAAGATACTACGATGCCATCTCAAAACACAGAATCAACATCCCAACACCAATCATGGCAGGGGTGCGAACCCCCTTACGACAGTTTGCATCCTGTGTTCTCGTTGATGTTGATGACACGCTTGACAGCATCTTCAGCAGTGATATGGCTATTGGCTACTACGTTGCACAGAGGGCAGGAATTGGCATCAATGCGGGTAGAATCCGTGGTATCAATGCGAAGATCCGTGGTGGAGAAGTTCAACACACGGGTGTCGTCCCGTTTCTCAAAAAATTTGAGAGCACTGTCAGATGTTGCACTCAAAATGGCATCAGAGGTGGATCAGCGACAGTCCACTTCCCCATCTGGCATCAAGAAATAGAAGACATCCTTGTCCTCAAGAACAATAAAGGTACTGAGGATAATAGAGTCAGGAAACTTGATTACAGTATTCAAATATCTAAATTATTTTATGAACGATTCATATCCAACGAGGATGTTAGTCTCTTCTCTCCTAATAATGTTCCTGGGTTGTATGAGTCTTTTGGTACTCCATCCTTTGATGAGCAATATGTTGCTTATGAAGCAGATGATAGAATCCCAAGAAAGACTATTGGAGCACAAGAGCTCATCCTAGATCTCCTTAAGGAGAGAGCAGAGACAGGACGTATCTATATCATGAATATAGATCACTGCAATGAGCATTCATCATTCAAAGACAAGGTTAATATGAGTAACCTATGTCAAGAGATTACACTACCTACGTCACCTATCAATCATATTGATGGTGATGGTGAGATAGCATTGTGTATTCTATCTGCTGTTAATGTAGGTAAACTACGTAACCTAGAGGAGATGGAAGAACTCTGTGACCTTGCTGTACGTGCGTTAGATGAGTTGATTGACTATCAAGGTTACCCAGTAGAAGCAGCACGTCTTAGCACCCTTGCAAGACGTTCTATAGGTGTAGGATTTATTGGTCTTGCACACTATCTTGCTAAGAATGGTGTTAAGTATGAGGATCCAGAAGCATGGAAGTTGGTTCATGATCTATCAGAATCATTCCAATACTATCTCTTGAAGGCAAGTAACCAACTAGCAAAAGAGAAAGAACCATGTGGTTATTTTGATCGTACTAAGTATTCTGATGGCATTCTACCAATAGATACATACAAGAAGGACGTTGATGATCTGGTATCTAATGACCTATCATGTGATTGGGAGTCTCTTAGGAAGTCTATTTTGGAACATGGACTCAGGCACTCAACACTGTCTGCACAAATGCCATCGGAGAGCAGTTCCGTTGTGTCAAATGCAACCAATGGAATTGAACCACCAAGAGACTATTTGTCCACTAAGAAATCAAAGAAGGGACCACTCAAACAGATAGTTCCTCAGTATGCTACATTAAAGAATAACTATACACTGCTGTGGGATATGCCAAGTAACGAAGGGTATATCAATGTAGTAGCAGTGATGCAGAAGTTCTTTGACCAAGCAATCAGTGGTAACTGGTCATACAATCCACTTCATTACGAGGACAATGAAGTTCCTACTTCAGTAATGGCACAGGATCTATTAACAACCTTTAAGTATGGTTGGAAGACCTCTTACTACCAGAATACATATGATACTAAGAGTGATATAGATGAACCAGCACATCCTATTGGTTGGAAGGATGATGTTAAGGAGAATAATAATTCAATCTCCAACCTACTAGATGATATATTTGCTACTGAGGAGGAAGCGTGTGACAGTTGTGCGATCTGATATTAAAGGTATGACAGTCTTCAATACGAAGCAGGTTGATACTACTAAAGGACAGATGTTCTTTGGTCCTCCATTAGGAGTCCAGCGATACGACAAGTTTAAGTATCCTATATTTGACAAGTTAACACAGACACAGTTAGGATTCTTCTGGCGACCAGAAGAAGTATCCTTACAGAAAGACAGAGCAGACTATCAGACACTTAACAAGGCACAGAAACATATCTTTACCAGCAACCTTAAGTACCAGATCCTCTTGGATTCTGTTCAAGGTAGAGCACCTGGTATGGCATTTGCACCCTACTGTTCTTTACCAGAACTAGAAGGATGTATGAATATATGGCAGACTATGGAGATGATTCATAGTAGATCATATACTCACATCATTAAGAATGTATACCCAGATCCATCAGAGGTCTTTGATACTATACTAGAGGATGAGAAGATACTAGCACGTGCTGAGTCAGTGACTAAAGCATATGATGAGTTCATTAACTATGCACAGGAGTACGGACAGAGCAGTGCTTGGAAGGATGATATGAGAAATCATCCTAATTCTGAATGGACAGTTAAAGATCTAAAAAAACATTTATATAGAGCAGTTGCTAATGTATACATTCTTGAAGGTATTCGCTTTTATGTCTCTTTCGCTTGCAGTTTTGCCTTTGGTGAACTCAAAATCCTTGAAGGATCAGCAAAGATTATCTCCCTTATTGCTCGTGATGAATCACAACACATGGCAGTCACGAATAATATATTAAATAAGTGGAAGGAAGGTGATGATCCTGATATGATAGAGATTGCTAAAGAAGAAGAGGAGAATGTCTATCAAATGTTTAAGGATTGTGTAGCAGAAGAGATTGAATGGGCAGAATATTTATTTAAAGATGGGAGTATTATTGGTTTGAATGATAAATTATTACAGAACTATGTTGAATGGACTGCTAATCGTAGGTTAAAGTCAATGGGATTGAAACCTATCTTTGATATACCATTAGCAAACAATCCATTACCTTGGACTGCACACTGGTTATCTTCTAAAGGACTACAAGTAGCACCACAAGAGACAGAGGTAGAGTCGTACATGATAGGGAGCATTAAACAAGATGTTAAGAAAGATACTTTCAAAGGTTTTCAATTATGATCCTAGATATTCCACAAGAACCACCCGAAGGTTGGCGAGAAGAGTACAGAGGGATGATCCCCCTAGGTACATACAAGAGCAATTTGCTTCAGAATGGGCCGAAGTCCCTGTCACAGAGTTGGATGATGCAAGCTATGTACAACGATTGGAAGAAGAAGAAAGGATTCGTAGAGCCAGAACCACCAGATTGCCAGAGCAGCATGAAGGAATGGGAAGAGAGTATAAAGAAATACCAGACCCCTGGTTAGATTCTTATAAATAGCCACATGAGCGTAATAATCTACCAAGAACATTGCGAATATCTTGAGAAAGAGAATGAAGATCTCAGGGATGAGGTTCTCTTTCTAAGACAGCAGCTTGAATACAAAACTATGGGTCTCCCAGTGGGGGATATAAATATTGGGGAATAGATAATGGGTATGTGGAAAAAGATAACCAAACTCCAGAAGGAAGTTATGAGAACCCCTGGACCTATCAGGGTTCAACTTTTACTTCTGCTGACATTGACGGGCAGTTCGGTTTTGTCTACAGGATTACAAATTTACAAACTGGCCAGCAATACATCGGTAGAAAATACTTCGTACAGAAACGAAAGCCTAGAGGTGGCGGACGCAGGAGGACGAGTGAGAGTGACTGGAAAAAATACTACGGTTCTTCTAAGGAACTTAATGGTGACAGGAAACGCTTGGGGTCGGATTCCTTTACCAGAGAAATACTCTCCACCCACAGTACAGCAGGAAGAGTAAACTACGAAGAGACTAAGCAATTATTTTTAAACAATGTATTACAGGAGACCCTAGAAGATGGTACTCCAAAGTATTACAACAGTAACATCTTAGGACGTTACTATAAGAAGGATTATTTTACAGAACAATGATAGTAGTAAGGTGTAGTTCTTGTGGCAAGGAGTTACAAGGAAAGACAAGTAGGATTATTTCGTGTGGATGTAGTAACATGACATCTATACATGATGATGTTGTGTCTGCAAATAATATGGATCTTGTGGTATTGTTACAGAACAATAAGAAAGTTAAGAAAACTTCTCTTTTCTCTGAAGAGGATCTAAAATATCAAGAGGCACGTAGACATCGTAAAGTCCGTAAAATGACCTTTGAAGAAAGATGATTAACCTTGATGAAAAATTTGGATCCTATATGGGTGGTACTAAGACCTTCAAAATTGATGGTGTTAACGAACCTCTAACTGGATATGGATTCCATTGTGATGGTAACGACATCGTTGGTTACTGGGTTAACACAACGAACTATAAATTGTATTATAATTTGAACGAACAGTTCATTAAAATGGAAGCATTAAACGAATGAAAATCTTTTTAGACACCGCAGAGGTGGATCAAATCGTTGAGGGTTATAAGACTGGATTGGTTGATGGTGTTACCACTAACCCCACCCTTATATTAAGATCAGGTAGGCAGCAGAGTGATGTGATTGAAGAGATCTATCAAGCATGTCCTAACCTTGAGTCTATTTCTGCTGAGGTAGTAGCAGATACTGCTGAAGAGATGGTAGAACAAGCACAACCTTACATTGCCCTTAGTGATAATGTTACAATTAAAGTACCTTGCACACGTGAGGGACTAAAAGCTTGCTATGAACTTAGCAATGATGGTATACTTACTAATGTAACTCTTGTGTTCTCTACATCACAAGCAATACTTGCTGCTAAAGCAGGTGCAACATATGTTTCACCATTCGTGGGACGTGTAGATGATAATTCTTTTGGGGGTTTATGCCTTGTAAAAGACATCGCTAATACATATAAGAGGCATGATGTTGAAACACAAATCCTTGCTGCTTCTGTTAGGAATGTCAGGGATGTAGGTAGAGCCTTTGAGTACGGTGCAAACGTATGCACTATACCAGTAAAGGTCTTTGATAAGATGTATGATCATGTACTAACTCGTGAAGGGTTAGAACTTTTTAACAACGATTACCTTGCTGCTAAGAAAGAAACATGAAAAATTTCACCGTATATTCTAAGGATGGATGCAATCACTGCAAACAGATTATAGAAGTACTAGGTCTCTCTGAACTTAACTACGTTGAGTACAAATTGGATATAGATTTTACCAAAGAAGCATTCTTTGGACAGTTTGGAACAGATGCTACCTTCCCTCAAGTAGTATTAAACGGTGATAACCTTGGTGGAACTCAAGAGTCCATCAAATATATGCAAAAAGAAAACATTTGTTGTAATGTATGATTGAACTAACTGAAGAAGAATTTAAAGGAGATCTAGATAAGTATACTCTTCGTATACAAAATGGCGAAGACTTCCTTATTAAAAAATCAAGTGGTGAAAAATATATTGCCACTGATATTGAAAAATTCCAAAACCCTTGTGACATATAATTATGAGTATCCGTAAACACATTGAAGCAGCAGATGATGCCCTACGCTTGGCGATCATTGAAGCATTAGAGAACAAGAGAGATGAACAACTTGAAACATTGTTTGAAGCACTCTCTAAAGTAAAAGAACTTATCCTTACTACACCTATCAGAGGTGTTGATAATGTTGCTAGTTACTATAGGAATAAGGCAGAGTATGATTTTAAATTAGACTCACCTTTCCTTGATGATACAGTTGTAACATTCCCAACAAATTATAATGGTGAAGGAGAGGATCGTATTGAAATCAATACTAATGATTTTGTAGGTGCTGCTGATACAATAACCTTTGATGGTAACCTAGAAGACTATGGTTATAGTTTGAATAGTGATGTCATTACTTTTGGTGATGAGCAAGAGACTACAAGACACGGAAAAGACTTAGATAAATTGGATGGTCCTGAATAAACTATAAATACTTCTAGCTTAGAGAAAGTGTCTGTAGGACTAGAAGTATGTCAAAGTTACTTGCAAATCAGATATCCAATTATAATGATAATGGACCTGTAGAAGCAAAGGATGGTATTAATGTTGCAAACGGCAAACCTTTTCAGGTTGCTGGTGCTAGTGGAACCAGTGGGCAATTTTTAAAGTCCACTGGTTCTTCTGTTGCTTGGCAAGATTTTCCAACCATCCCTTCTGCACAGGTGAATGCTGATTGGAATGCTACTAGTGGTGTAGCACAAATATCAAACAAACCCACTCTTGCTACTGTTGCAACGAGTGGACAGTATGGTGATCTGAGTGGGTTGCCTACTATACCTGCTGCTCAAGTTAATAGTGATTGGACTTCATCTTCTGGTGCATCTCAGATATTAAATAAACCAACCTTATTTTCTGGTAGTTATACTGATTTAACTAGTAAACCAACCATACCAAGTAATCTTGGTGACCTTGCTAATGTTTCTAGTACTGCTCCAAATAATAATGAAGTACTGAAATGGAATGGTTCTAACTGGGCTCCAGCAACAGATGCTACTGGTGGTGGAGGTGGTGGTAGTACAACTTTCACAGCACTTACAGATACTCCTGCTAACTTTACTAGTCAAGCAGGTAAGTACTTAAAAGTTAATGCAGGTGCTACTGCTCTTGAATTTGTAACTCTTCCTG